GAATGAGTCGTGAGACTAGTGAAATCGGTGTACGTTCTCAATATAGCAATTATTTTTAGTCATGGCACAAAGTTCATATCAAACTATTAACTTAACAGCTGATACTACGCTAAGTTGGCCCTTTTCTTTTACAGGAGGGCCAACTATAGCTGATATAAATAATGTGAATGCAAGCGTAGGACCTTTTAAGGTTATATTGCCTGATGCAACATTAGCAGCTCCGGGGCAGAATATTATTTTTAATAATATTTCCGGTAATAGTTTTAATATCATGTATAATGATGGAACTACTCTTTTAACTTCTGTTTCGGCAGGAGAAATCTATTATTTATATTTAACCAATATAACTACATCAAATGGTGTTTGGGTTCCTATCCCGTTTGGAGGTGGAACAAGCGCAATAAATTCAGTAATAGCCAAAAGTACTAACAATACTATAAATATCACCGGAGGAACTTTAACTCCTCCCGGTGGTACGATAGATTTTCAGCTACCTACTTCTATATCTAATATAATCAGTGGTACTAATGCACCAGGGATTTTAGTTGCCAAAACTGCAAGCCCATCTATTTTAACATTTGTTACTCGTGACTTATTGGGTGATACTAATATCTCCATCAATAATAGTAATGGTGTTAATGGTGACCCAGTATTTTCATTAAGTCCGAGTCTATCAGATATTGCTTCTATTGCGGTAGGTAGTCTTCAAATAAGCGGCGATGTTATTACTACTAATGCTACTAATGGCGGTATTCAGCTAAGCAGTGCAGGAACAGGAAAAGTCAGTATTAATGGTGTTCAAATAGATACAAGCAGCAATATCACTGGAGCTAATAATCTGACGTTAGGTGGCTCTTTAACGATAGGGGGAACATTTATAAGTCCAACCTCTCCTAAAGTGATTTTTACTTTTACTGATAGTTTATTAGGCGGTATCACTAAATTAAGTTCATATAACGTCGCTTCGATTACAGGAAGTGGCGGAGAATATACAATTACCTTTAGTTCTGCCGTTGCTGCTACTGACTACGGAATAACTTTTGGCTTAGGTGGTGGGGTGGGTCCTAATGTAGATGATGACCCTATAATTACTAATGTAGTTTGTACAAATAAAACCACTAGCTCGGTTTCTATCAAAATTTATGATCGCAGCGGAGTACTTGCTCAATCTGTTCCATATGGTATTACAGGGGTAATATGGCGTCCTAGTTAAAAAATTAATTATTTATCAATTTTTTAATTGACGTACTTAACGTCATTAATCATAATAAATAATTATTATATGTAGTTGTGCGAAACTCTAAATCGTAAGTTTTGTTATTTTTTAAATAAAATAACTGTCAGTCGAGACAAAAACACGTCTATATCAAGGGTTTTATAACTCCTTATCTTTTTATTTTCAAAATAGTTGGCGAAACTCTAAATCGCAAAAGTTAGCGAAACTTAAAAACGCACGCGGGTCTAAAATCACGCCTCTTAAAGATTTAATCAGTTTAATCAATTAATTAAGCATAAGAGGTTTTATGGCTTACGGAAAAAATGCGCCGTTTGGTTTGCGCCCCCTTTCCTCCATTTCAGGGGGAGCTTGGACTGAAAAAACCAATAAATATTATATATCAACGGATGCTAACGGTCAAAATAGCTATGGCACTAATATTTTTATCGGCGATCCGGTAATTTGGAATCCAGCCGGCGCCAGTCAAGGTGGTGGTACTATTGCCAGATACACTTTTGACAACGATCAGGATGTTGCAACGAACAAAGTAGGAGTATTAGGAGTATTCATGGGATGCTCTTATACACTTCCAAGCGGTGTATATGTAACAGATGCTTATTGGCCAGGCGCAATTAATGTAATGGCCGGTAGTAAAATAACAGCCTTAGTATTAGATGATCCGGATACTGTTTTCAGTATTCAGGTTTCAACATGGACGAATGTTTTGAATGATGCTCGTTTTACTTATGATCGTGTAGGTCAAAATTTTGGCTTTGGACTTGCTGGAGGAGGGGGAAATTTAGATCCTAATAATCCGACTGATGGTGATCTAAAAACAAAACAATCAGCGGTGTATTTAGCAAAAGTCTTTGTAGCTAACAACGATAATGCAGTTGCTACATTACCTTTAAAGGTCATTGGTTATGACGATAACAGCCTAAATTTGAATAATCCGATTAGTTATACCGCAAATAATACAACACAGCCCTTTTTAAACGTAAAGGTGCAGATAAATAATCACGTCTATAGACCGGGAACACTGGGAACTGTGATTTAGGCTTAATTAATATTATATTTAGGAGAAATAACAAATGATTAATACCGCTCAAATTGCGCAGTTATTGCGCCCAGGTTTAAAAGCCGTATTCGGTAATTACCCAACATATCCGGAACAATGGACCGAGATATTTAAAACAATAGCATCTGATAAAGCGCAAGAAATCGAGGTAGAAATGAAATATCTCGGTGCTGCCGATATCGTAAATGAAGGTGCGCCAACCCCTGTTGATTCCATGGGCCAGCGTATAATAACCAATTATATACATCGAAAAATTGGCATTTCCTTTAGTATTACCGAGGAAGCAATCCAAGATAACCTTTATCAGACACAATTTCCACTGCAGGCTGAGGCTCTTAGAAATTCTCTAAGAACTACTAAAAATCAGCTTGGTGCGAATGTATTGAATAATGCGTTTAATGTAGCTTATCCGATTGGTGATGGTAAATCGGCTTGTTCCGCTACTCATCCAATTGATAACGGTGTTTATTCTAACACCCTAGAAGGTCAAGCTACCGTTGATTTTAGTGAGGCCGCTGTTGAAGCTGCAATCATACAAATTCAAAAATTCCCAATGCAATCAGGTATTCCAGCTCAGGTAATGGCTAGAAAAATGATTTTGCCTAAGGAGTTACAATTTGCTGCTTCCAGATTGCTTAATTCTGCATTCAGAGTTGATACCGCTAATAACGATATTAACGCTTTATATCATAATAATTACATACCAGAAGGCTATAAGATCAATCACTATCTAGTGTCACCTACCTCTTGGTTCATTATTACTGATGCAGACAATGGGTTGAAGCATTATCAAAGGACCCCGGTTGAAACTGATACTTATGTGGATTTTGCTACCTCGAATGTGATGGCGAAAGCAACTGAGAGATTTTCCTTTGGAATATCTAATCCACGTGCGCTTTTCGGATCTCCGGGAGCTTAATTAAATTGTGCCAATATCATCCTTGGGAAAGGTAAATGCTAAAAGCCAATGATATTGGCACTTAAAACTTATAAGGGAAATTATTAGATGTCAACATTTACAAAATTAATTTGGCCTGTTGTAGATAAAACCGCTGTATGTCTTCTACAAGCAAAAATTAGTGCACCGTATACTTTAACATTAAACGGTGGATTTGTGAATCCAAGCATTCCCGATCAAATTTCTTTTGCTAGATTCAATATAATTAGGTCTGTTTCTATTACAGCTACTACCGGCAATTATACTGGAGTAAATTTTATAATCGAAGGATTACAAAATAGTGCTTATGTTACGGAAACATTAGCCGGTCCAGCTCCTAATAGTACAGTTTATGGTACGAAACATTACGACATCATAACAAAAATAACAGCAAGTGCACCAGTTATTGCGCCCGGTGTTTCAGTAGGAACAGGAAGCACAGGTTATTTTCCATTACTTGTAGTCAATCCTATTGTTACTAGTATTAATTATACTGCGACAATATTAATTCCGTTATTAGTGCCGGCGTCAGGTATTACTTATTCATTACTACAGACTCTCGATCAAGTAGCCGATAATTTTATTCCCCTAGACGAACAATTAACAAGGTTTTTTCCTTGTATGGGACTAACTGACAAAACCACTTCTGAATTTGCAAGCGCAACCAATATATCTAATTTTCTTTTGTTCAAGATTAGCTCTACTAATCCGCTTACCGATACTTTTAATTTTATATTTTTACAACAATAATATGTCCAGATCAATAACTTATACATGGCCAGCTAGTAATGAAACGGATGTCTGTAAACAACAACTATTAGCAGTCGCAGGTAATTTAGTCTTAAACGGTAATTTAGCTAATCAAACTAATTCAGCAGTTAATTTTATAGGTTATGGCTATGCCAGATCGATAACTATAACTTCTACAGTCAATTTATCAGGTAGCACTTTTACAATTATTGGGACGCAAAATGGAGAGAACATAAGAGAAGAGCGTGCAGGTCCGACTGCTAATAATACAGTCGAAAGCGCTAATGTTTTTGATATTATAACCTCAATTTCGGTTAATAGTGCGGCAGCAAATGTGAAAGTCGGTTCAGGTTACCGAGGATATTTTAAACTAATCGGAATCAATCTTGAACGTGATATTATCAATTATTCCTTATCTATACATAAACTAACAAATATATCAAAAGCCACGGAGATTTCCGGCATATTATCCGATATCGTGAATAATGGTGTTCAATTTGATAATCTTAATACCAGTAGCCTTTTTCCAATAAAAGCTTTATCTGTGGCTGACCAGTATATTTTTCCCCTTCAAAATAATGGAATTTTAAACCCTTTATTCAAGTTTATTTTAATAGACATAACGGGAGATTCAACAACAGCAGCAAATAGCATTCAATTAAATTTCATCCAAACATAAATAAGAGGAGCATATGGCACATAGTAGAGCCGCAAAACAAATGATGCGTAAAAAAAGCCCTGAAAAATGGATACAAAAAGCTATTAATCCCGAGAACAAAGGTTCTTTGCATAGAGCTCTTGGAGTGCCGGAAGGACAAAAAATACCTGAAAAAAAGCTGGAAAAAGCAGAGCATTCTAAGAATAGCACTTTGAGAAAAAAAGCTAATTTAGCTGAAACTCTTAAACGTTTTCATCGTTAAGGAGATGTTTCAATGCTTCCAACATCAGGTACTTTTAATTTTCAGTCTATTCAGATTGAGCTCATTATTAGAGAAGCCTTTGAAAAAGTAGGTATACCGGGCGAATTTAACTGGACAATATACTTTAGATGTAAGCGTTAGCAATATTATTCAAGCATCTCTTAGAACTTCAACCCGTCAAAACAACGGCGGAATGGCAGTTAGTTCTAGTGGTGGAAATGCTGCAGATGCATTTGATGGAAATCCTACTACAGCTTGTACTCAAACAGCTCCAAACGGGGATATTTCATATGATTATGGACCTGCTGCAATCCAGCAGCAGCAAATTAATTTTGTCGGTATTACCTCTCAGACGACTCAACAATATACAATTGTAGTTGAGGCGGCTGATCTCGTGCTAACTTGGTCAACATTATTCACTATACCAAAACAAACTTATGCAGCCGGCGTAAATGTTTGGTTTGATGTTCCGACTTCTGTTAACGCAAGAAATTTATTTTAATAATAATATTGACGATCTTCCTATTCCCAATGTAAGCCGAGATGATTACTACACCTATCCTAATAAATATTTATCCTCTCGTCCTAGTGTATTTTATTTAGATCGTCAAATCTTACCTGTTTTGAATTTATGGCCTATTCCAACAAGTGATTATAACTGCTTGTTATATTCATATAAAAAAATGATCCAAGATGCCGGCGCATTATATACAAATGGCTTACAAATTCCTTCTCGATTTTATCCTGCTTTAATTTGGCGGTTAGCTTGGGAACTAGCTGTAAAGTTCAGTCCAGAAAAAGCACAAATGCTTAAAATTGAATCTGATTTGGCTTTTGATGTGGCTGCTCGCGAAGATTCTGAAAGCATACCGCTCAATATTATTGCCGATACAAGTTCTTATTTTGAGTAAGGGGGAATATGGGATTTGTTAAAAAATGGTCAGGTAAATATGCAAATACAGATCCTAAAAACCCATCTGCTTTAGGCGTTTGTGACATAAGCGGCTTTGTCTTTAATCATAAAGACTTAGTAAAACAAATGGAATGGAAAGGAGATAATAAAGTTTGGACAGGTTTATTAGTAGGTAAACCATTTGAGGATATTCCGAATGAACAACTAAGACCTCCATTAGTCAAAAATGATCCAAAGCCGGTAATGAATGCAAGATTACCAACTCCCTATACCGATCCTAATAGTCCTCAAGTCTTGCCTTATCCGCTCTTAATGCAGAAATTAAATAATTTTCATTGGGGAAGCTGATGGCATATGAGGTTTTATATAATTTTATTTCACCGGTAACTGGAAGAATATTATGTGATCCTACTATGGTTTTGGTAGGAGATGCGAGGGGAATAGCAATACCAAGTCCTTTTATTCCGATAGGGGCACTTCCAGACTTACCAATGGGTAATATTTGGATAGGTAATGATATGAATCGCCCTATTCCTTCCCCTATTATAACTATTGATAACTTGCCTAATTTAACAGCGGGTAAAATCTGGGTAGGGGATGCGCTCACAAATCGCCCTATAGAAAGTACAATACCAGCAGGTCCACAAGGCCCAGCTGGTCCACCTGGACCGGCAGGTAGCGAAGAGCCTAACAATTTAGCAAATGATGTAATTGGTCAAAGCGCTTCTAGTCTCGTTAGTTATGGTTTGCAGCACTTATTCGGAGGAGTCGCTGGTTTTGGTTCTACTCTTTTAGGCGGAACTTTAGGGACTGTGGGAGTAGGAGGGGTTTGGCAAATTTTTTCAGGTCTAGGCACGGCACTTAATAAAATTGGTGATGGGGATCTTGGAAATTTTGATAGGTTAGAGACTGAAATTGATAAAAGAATAAAAATTAATGCTAGGCGTAATTCACAGATACTTCCACTCGGGGCAGGAGCTCCTACAGCATCTGACAAAAATATAATCTATTATTTTGCTGATATGAGCTTAGGAGGAGGGAGAGTAGAAAATATAGCCCCTTCTCCATTAGCAGACTATGACGCTGTGAATGCTAAATGGGTATGGGACTTATTAAATGATAATGTAGAAATAATATTTGGAGAACAATTAAATTAGGAGATAATTATGTCAATGAGTACTATAACAGTAGCGGGGATCAATCCTATATTGAAAATCTTAGGAGCTGCTCAACAATTTAACTACGATCAATCACTATCCACTTTTCAATTAAATAACAGTTTTACTCCAGTTGTTGGGATACCATCACAATTTAATCAAGAATTTCGCAATAATCTATTGTCTGGCTTTAGATGGACACATTTAACTACCACTACCGATACTTATGGCTCATTTACCTTGCAAAGCTTTGTGAATGCTTTAAACACCGGCACTGATTTAATGCGTTTTAGCAATACGGGAATAGATTTATATAACGATATTAATTTAAACAATAATAAAATCACAAACTCAGCTGCTCCAATCGCCGGAGGGGATATTGCCACTAAAAACTACGTAGATACAAGAACAATTACCTTAAGCGGAGCGGTAACAGGAAGTGGTGCGCTCGGATCAACGATTGCAACTACGCTAACTAATATTACAACGTCACAGATTACTAACTTTAATTCAGCGGTTACTGCATTTAGATTAGATCAATTTGCAGCTCCGACGGCAAGCCTTAACCTAAATAGTCAGAAAATTACAAATTTAGCCCCCCCGACAGTTAGTACGGACGCAACTAATAAAGATTATGTTGATACTGCTATAGGTTCATTTGTTCTTTCTGTCTCCGGAACAGTTGGAAAAATTAGTAGTACCGGAGGACAAAATCCTATTATAAATTTAGTTCCAACAGCGGTTACTCCGGGTTCTTATACTAATATGAACGCAACGGTAGATGAAGATGGCAGGATAACTGCTGCAAGTAATGGTATTACAGGCGCAGTTGCTTCATTATATATGAGCGGAAATACTACTCCGACAACAATAATTACAGCTCCTACAGATAATAAATTCGTATATACAGGAACTAATTCGCTTTCAACTTTTGTAAGGGCGGATGTATCAGCCATTCCTGATGCTATTTCTACGGTAAGTATCAGTATTTTTCAAAATAATGCTCAAGTTTTAGCTGCAAATTATAATTATCAAGCAACAGCAGCACAGCGTACGGCTTTAACAGTGGGTGTTCCTGTTCAGTTCTCTACTAATGATTTTGTAGAGGTATTTGTCACATATGATACGACAGGAGATATCGCTGTAAAGGATATGAATTTTCAAGTGATAATTTAATTGAGAAATAGTAAATTTTTTAATTCTTTTTCAAAAAAGATTGTTATAATAAATAATTATAGTT